ACTGGTCGCGCGACGCGGGTTGGACTGGACGCCCGTGCTGCGCGAGGCCGAGGCTGATCGTCCGGCGGGCACTTGGATGCTGCCGCCCGCGACCCATCTGTGGCCTTTTTTGTGTGCTATGGAGGATATCACCAGCCAATTGGGGCGGGTATGGGTGTGGGCTGAAGAGTTGAAATGGCATGCTTACGGATGTTTGTCCGTTGATTTAGTGCTGTCGCATTACGTGCCGCCACCGCCGTGTCACGTGGGCCGCGTGGCAGTGAAGGCCCTGTGGAGCCGCGCCGGGTTGCGCGGTCCTTATGAATACTATGACAACGACATTATGGGCTGGTTTGGTGACTGGGATGATCGGTCCTGGCATTTCACCGTGGAGCGCCCGATCGAGATGTATCCGCCCCACAGCACCGTAATTGTTAATCTGGTAACTGAGGATGGTGTGTATCTTGTGACCGAAGACGGTAAATATTTAGCAGTCCCCCTAAATGTGAAGCTGGTAACTGAGGACGGTGTGTATCTTGTGACCGAAGACGGTAAATATTTAGGAATCCCCAATGGCTGAGCTGAGGGTTGGTAATACCTCACCAACCTTCGGGCCAGAGTAGTCGTGACAGTATTGTGAGATGAGGCAACAGCGAGGTTAAACATGGCTGTCTTAGTCACCGCAGGGCGAGCGGCCATAGCCGCCATCATGAAAACACGTCCTTTGTATCTGGCGTGGGGTACCGGCGACCCCGTATGGGATGAGTCGCCCCTGACAGAATCCATTGAGGCCACCGCCTTGACGGCCGAATTGGGTCGTGTGGCGGTCAGCGCATCCGGGTACGCCGTCCCCGATGAACTGGGGATCATTGAAGTGCCTAATGGCCGCTTCAGTTGGTCCGAGGAACCCACTAATCACTTGTATTTACGCTTTGACTTCGGCTTTGCGGACGCCGCCGATCAAGTCATCCGCGAGGCCGGACTGTTTATCGACAGCGTGATGGTCACTGGCCTGCCGCCGGGACAACGCTACTTTGAGCCGGAGGAGATTGACGATCCAGGCACCCTGGTGGCGCTGGAGCATTTTCCGGGCGTGGTGCGCTCACCGTTGGTCCGCCAGCAATTTGAATTTGTGTTGACGATCTAATGCCATGACGATCAATCTTGCCCATTATTACGACCGCTTTGACGTCGCTGATCATTACGACCGGCACCTGTTTGTGGCTGGCAACGTACTGCAAGCAGCCGAACTCAATGAAGTTCAATCGGCGACCTACCAGCGGCTGCAAGCGGTTACCGATGCCCTGTTCAAAGATGGCGACGTCTTGTCCGGTGCCGAAATCGTTGTGGATGAAACGACTGGCGACACCCAACTCAGCAATGGCGCCATTTATCTGCGTGGCGCGGTGCGGGGGGTGCCGCCAGCAACGTTTACCATTCCCGTCGTGGGCTTGGTCAAAATCGGTGTGTATCTGCAAGACAGTGTCATCACTGACCTGCAAGACCCTAGCTTGCGCGATCCAGCGGTCAGTTTCCGTAACTACCAGGAGCCGGGGGCCGCACGGTTACAAGTCGTTCCGACATGGGGTTACGACGGCGACAATGGCACGGGGGATTTTTATCCGGTCTACGAGGTCTTGGATGGCGTGGTGGTCAACAAAACCCCGCCGCCGACGATTGATGCGGTAGCGCAAACCATCGCGCGGTATGACCGCCAGTCCACCGGAGGATTTTACGTCAGCAGCGGCTTCACTATCACGCGCCTGACGGACGATGAACAAGATCGTCAGGTCTATTCCGTCACTAACGGCTCGGCACGGGTCGGCGGCCAGGAAATCGTGAAGGAACACGCCAGTCGCCTGGTATACGCGGCAGTGCCCGATACCCGGTCGGTGCTGATGGAGCCGCACAACGTCAGCGGCGCCACCGGCGACGATATGCGGCTGGACGTGGATGATGGCCCCATTCATACCGTCAATGACGTGGCCATGGTGCGCGCGGTCACCATCAGCCTGAAACGCGGCGACATTGCGGGCACCAGTGATGCGTTCCCGAGCAACTTGGCCCCCGCTCTCGAAATTGTCGCCATTAGCCAGGGAGTAACTACCTTTGAGCAAGGCGTTGATTTCCGGCTGTATAGTGGCAAAGTGGATTGGTCGCTAGAGGGCACAGAGCCTGCGCCAGGATCAACCTACACTATCGCATACCAGTATTACGACACGACGACCGCCTGGACCGAGGCTGATAACACGGGCTTTACCGTGCCGGGGACGGTCGCCATTACCGTCACCAGCCCCCCTCAAACCGTGGACGCGGAGCTGGTGAATGGTTCCCTGGTATTTGTTAGCTATACCTGGGCCATGCCGCGTTATGACCTGATCTGCCTGGATCAAAATGGTTATCTCCTGACGGTCAAAGGGGTAGCCGCCCCTTATCGACCACGCGTGCCCGAAGTGCCGCGCAGCGTCTTGGCCCTGGGCATTATTGATCAGCGGTGGTCGTCAGCCACCCGCGTGATCAACAGTGGCACGCGCATGATCCCCATGCACGAGCTGAATGCGGTAAATGTGCGCATTGAGACCTTGTTTGCGTTGGTGGCGGAAGATCGTCTGGCGCTGAACGTGACCCAAATGGACAGCACCGCAAAGAAAGGCGTCTTTACCGACCCATTCCTTGATGACGATTTGCGCGATCAAGGCCTGACGCAAACCGCTGCGATCTTTGATGGTGTGTTGACCCTGGGGGTCGAGGCAGCGGTGCATAGCCAAACTCTCGACGCGCCGGGCAGTTTAAGCATGACGGTGGGTATCACCGCCATCAATCAGCCCCTGCGCACCGGCAGCATGAAGGTCAATCCCTACGATGCCTTCTCGCCCTTGCCGGCGGTCGCCACCTTGGCACCTAGCATCGATTTTTGGATGGAGTTTGCAACCAACTGGTTGTCACCCGTCACCCGTCAATTCAGCGAAGACATATGGCTGAATCCGGAATGTCGGGATCGCAGTATGAACCGTTTCCTTTCTAAACACCCGGATGTGGATGACGACAAACTGGATGCCTATATTCGCCGGCATACCCGGATGGTGCGCACCGAGGAGATCACGCAGACCGAGAAAGAGACCGTCGGGACGCGTTATGTGGATGCACAATTCCTGCGGCCGATTGATATCAATTTCGAGCTATCCGGGTTCCAGCCTAACGAAGATTTGGTGGCGGTCACGTTTGACGGTCAAGTCGTTAATTTTGAGGAGGTGGCCTGATGGCGATTACCGCGAATGCCCAGGGTGAAATTAAGGGAAAATTCACTATCCCAGAAAACATCCCCGCCGGCACCAAGCTGGTGGAATTTTCGGGCGACACGACGGAGGCCACCGCCACCTTTGTGGGGCGTGGCGTCATTACGGTGGAGGATTTGCGGGTCGTCACCACCCAGATCAACCGGCGCCTGCTCACGTGGAAAGGTGACCCATTAGCGCAAACGTTTAGCCTGGCCGAACGATTGCAAATTGCCGCCGTGGATTTGTGGTTCACAGCTATTGGTACGACCAATATCCTGGTGCAGATCCGCGAGGTCGAGCTGGGTTTGCCCGCGCCCATCGTTCTCGCGGAGGCGTTATTAACCCCGGCAGAGGTGACGGTCAACGACTGGACGCGCTTTACCTTTACCCCGACCATGCTGGAAGCCGAGCGCGATTACGCCGTGATCATTGCCTGTAATGACGCCACAGCCGCCGTAGCGGTGGCGGGAATCGGTGAATGGGATGCCGATGCTGAGCAATGGGTCACCGCCCAGCCGTATCAAATCGGCGTCTTGCTGTCTTCGTCCAATAACCGCACCTGGACCCCGCATCAGACCCACGACCTGACCTTCCGCCTGCTGGCCTGTGATTACAATGTAGTCGGTAATGACCGGCAGAACGGGGTGGCGACCAAAACCGTGGCCTTAACTTCGCAGACCGTGACCGACGCCGACCATTTAGTGGTGCTGGCGGCGGTCGAGCGGCCTACGCCGGACTGTGACGTGATTTTTAATGTGACCGTGGACGACCAGGTGTACACGGTCATGGAGGACCAGTCATTCACCTTGGCCGAACGTTATACTGGCACGGTGGACCTGGAGGCGGTCTTGATCGGCACCTACACTGCCTCGCCGGTGTTACATCCCGATGTGCATCTAGTGGCAGGGACGCGCTTAACGGAATGCGATTACATCACGCGGGCGATGCAGACCAATATCGGTCTGAGTCCGACCGTAACCTTGACCGCGTATTTCGATGTGGTTCGGCCTGGCAGTGCCAGCGTCACCGCTTATTACGAGGCCAGCGAGAGCGTCTGGGCGGAGCTACCCGTAATCAGTAGCACCCCGCTGGGTAATGAATGGGTAGAGATCAAGTGTGTCGTGGATGACTTCACCGGACTGGACACCCGGCTTAAATTGACCTTGGCAGGAACCGCCTGGGAGCAGCCGCAGGTCAAAAACTTGCGAGTCGTCTTCACTTAAACGGCGGTAGCATCATGATTGATCAAAGCACTCTGAACTACGATTTGCCGCTGCCACATCCTGGAAATCTGCTGCAGGATGATGTGTTGCGGTTACGTTCCGCATTGACCGGCATTGATCTGGTCTTAAACGTTTTAAACCAAAAAAGCATCACCGTTGATCTGCCGTTTATCACCGCCGCAGGTGCCGCCAAGCCGATCAGGATGACCATCAATGCCGGATAAAATCCCCCTCAAGGCCCTCTATACCGGCAATCAGCCCACCGCGCTAGGTGAATTTAACGACGGTGACACCCTGCCGATCAGTCATGGGGGCACCGGCAAAACCACGGCGGAGGAGGCCCGCGCCAATCTGGGTCTGACCCTTGGTAGCCAGGTGCAGGCGTATGATGCCGACCTGGCGGCTTTGGCTGGCCTGTCCGGCACCGGCCTCATCGAGCGCACGGGCGCTGGGACGGCGGGTACCGTCACCGTGACGGTAGCGGGCAAAGCGATCCTCGATGATGCCGACGCGGCGACCCAACGCACGACGCTGGGGTTAAAGGGGGCCGCGACGCTGGATGTCGGCACGGCAGCGGACACGGTGGCCGCCGGCAATCACACCCACCCGGGGGTCTACGAGCCGGCGGATGCGACGATTCTCAAGAGCGCCGCGATTGGTTCGACTGTCCAAGGTTACGACGCTGATCTGGCAGCGGTGGCCGGGCTATCTACCACCGGCCTCATCGAGCGCACGGGCGCTGGGACGGCGGGTACCGTCACCGTGACGGTAGCGGGCAAAGCGATCCTCGATGATGCCGACGCGGCGACCCAACGCACGACGCTGGGGGTGGGCACGGGGGACAGCCCGCAGTTCGCCGAGGTCAATCTGGGGCATGCCTCCGACACCACCCTGGCCCGCAGTGCCGCCGGCCAGGTGACGATTGAGGGCGTGGCGATTACCACCGCGTCAAACTCTCAAGCCCTGAGCAACAAGGAGTTAACTGGCACCCAGGAGACGGTGCATAGCATCGTGGATGGCGCCACCGTGGACATTAACCCGGCCCAGGGCGGCATTCAGACCTGGACCCTGGGCGCAAACCGCACGCCGACCGCGACCAATTTCGCGGCGGGGCAATCGGTGATGCTGATGATTAACGACGGCACGGCCTATGCCGTGAACTGGACGGGCATCGGTGTCGTCTGGGTCGGCGGGACAGAACCGACCCTACCCACCAGTGGCTATGGCATCATCGAACTTTGGAAAGTCGGCGCTACGGTCTATGGCGCGAGCGTGGGGAACGTGGCCTGATGCTGCACCATGCCCTCCGCGCCATGACCAAAGCCGTGGTATATTTCGTGACCACCGCAGGCAGCGGGTCTTATCTCGCGCCGACTTGGGCCACCAAGGTCACGGTCGAGGCCATTGGCGGCGGCGGCAAGGGCAATGGCAATAGTCAAGAATCGCGGCGCTCCGGAGGTGGCGGTGGGGCTTATGCGCAAACCACGAACTTGACCGTCACCGGCGGCAGCACGCGGGTGTATTTTTATGTCGGACAGACCATCGAAGATAGCTGGGTGCGTCTGAACTCCAACGCCGCTCCGACTAGCACCTTGCATGGCTGCAAGGCCGAGGCCGGTAGATCCGGCAATGACTCTAACGGTGGAGCGGGTGGCGCCGATACGGCATCTGTGGGTACCCTGAAGTACGGCGGGGCGGACGGTTCCATCGGTGCCAGTGCCGTTGGGGGTGGCGCAGCAGGCGATGGTGGCGCGGCTGCGGATCAATCCGGCGGGGCTGCTATCACTATGCCCGGCGGGGATGGCGGCAATTTTGAAAGCGTGGGTCTGGTTCCAGGCGGGGGCGGGGGCGGTAGCGCGACACTTAACAATAAACTTGCGGGGGCAGTGGGCTGCGTGCGCATCACCTTTTACTAGCCCTGGGCCGTGACACTTGATAGCGTATCACGCCAGGCTGAAATAATTAGCTTATTTATCAGTTCGCTAGGGTCATAATTCGCGCCCTTTCACGGCGACAACATGACCTTAAGTTGATGAAGCTGAAAGGAAATCGCCAAAACTGGTATATCCCCAGATATCCCGCCTATCACACTGTCCCGTTCGTCTAGTGGCCTAGGACACTGGCCTTTCACGCCAGTAACAGGGGTTCGATATCCCCTACGGGACGCCACTTTCGTTTCATCACAACCGCAACCCGACGATCGCATCCCGCAAGGATGATGGTGCCAGGTGGGCGTATTTCTCCGTGATGCGGATGCTGGAATGCCCGGCCAGGACCTGCACGGTGCGTAGGGGGATGCCGGCCTGGACGAGTTGGGAGCAAAAGGTGTGGCGAAGGGCATGCACCGATCCGGTCAGTTCCGCCCGGCCCAGGGTGCGGCTAAAGGCCCGGGTCAATGAATAAGGGGTAACCTGGGGAAGGACAAATTCTCGCGGACGGCGGAGGGATTCGATTGCCTCGGCGGCCCCCTGGGTGATGGGGACGACGCGCCACTTGCCTGACTTGGTACGGGCGCCGGGTTCGGAGACGATGCGCAGTTCATCCTGGCCGATGTCGGCCCACTTAAGTTGAATGGCCTCGCCGCGGCGCATACCGGAGTTCACCATCAACTGCCAGGACCAGCGGTACTGGCGATGTAGTTCCGCGTCTTCCGTGGTGGCCTCTTTCGGGATCGTCAGTTCCGTGGCGTAGATCAGGCCAAGCTCCTCTTTGGTGTACCACCGGGGCGGGCGGCTGGCCAGGTCCCGGGGTGCCTTGGCGTACTGAACGGGATTGTGGGTTATCACGCCCGTCTCGACAGCGTGATTCAGTAGGGCCTTGAGGGTCCGAATCTCCTTGATGATCGTCCCGGCAGCGGCGCCGTCCGTGAAGCGTTGGCGCTTGTAATCATCCACCAGGTCGATGGTCAGGGCGAGCAAGGGGCGGCGCTTGAAATAGGGAATCAGGTGCTGGCGGAGGATCTGTTCCACCCGGTAATAGCTGTCGGGGTATTCCTGGCTGTGCCACTGGCCATAGGTGACGGCATAGGTCAGGAACTGCGGGCCGGCGAGGGCGGCATGGCCGCGGGCCTGTTCCCGTGCGACCCGGGCCGCCTCGGCTTCGGCTTCGGTAACTGGGCCAAGACGCTGGCGGATCTGCCGCCTGCCCTCGACCCAGGTGATGTACCACGTCTGACCGCGGAGATATTTTCCTGCCATGCCTGATCCATGCTCGCCTCGATGTCTGCACGTCGATACAGGATGGCACCCATCCAGGCCAAGGGCAAGATCCCCATCCCTGGGGCGCGGGCGGCAAACTCCTCCTCAGGGAGGTTGGCCAGGTTGGCAGCCTCGGAAAGAGTGAGGTATGGAGTCATGGGGTCACGCAAGAATTTCCGTGGGGATGCGGTATTCGCACCGTTTCATCAAGTAGTCACGCATCGTCTGGGCCGTTGGTGGGTACTTGCCCGATCGGGATTGATCACGCTCGGTCCAGCGCCGGCAGGTTTGCTTCCAGGGACAACTCTCGTCACCGCAGCGGGTGATGTCGTCAGCGAGGATCATTCGGTTACCTCCCGATACTCAACGGGTTTACCGCAATGCCGGCAAATCCGGTCAGCGGATTTCTCGTCCAGACAATGCACTACTCTCAACTGTCCGCAGTCCGTGGCGAGCAGGTCTGACTGCCAACGGTGAGCGCGGAGTCGCAGTTCCCACACGCAGACTGGTTTTACTTCGGTTGTCATTCGACTATAGCCATCCGTAAAGCGCCTACTGCGTCGGCAAATAAACCTGTGCCCCTACCAGCTCACGCTTCACCTCGAATACCTCGTATCGCTGGTTGAACCCGCGATATTTGTATTGGTCTAGGGCTTCGCTGGCATCTTGTATGGCCTCCTTCAGTCTCAGCGCAGTACCGCTTTCCTCCCAGTAATCGTGCTTGCTGGGCTTTCGTCCGCGCATGCCGTACAAGGTCCACTCGTAGTATTTCTGTTTCATTCGGTCACCTCTCGATAGTCCACCGGCAGGCCGCAGAAGCGGCAGGTAGGGGCGATTGATCTGGCGCTTATATAGTGGCTCAGTGAAAGCACTTTGAGCCGTCCGCAGTCAGTCGCCAGCAGGTATTGCATGTGGTGAGGCCCACGCCAGCGTAGCTCCCAGACGCAGACTGGTTTGATTTCGGTTGTCATTCGCCCATAGCCCTCTGTAAAGCACCTACTGCGTCAGCAAGCAGCCGATCACGCCATCCACGCTTCGTATATCGCGGCTCGTGCTTAACATGATTTGCCGTGCCCCTTTCAATCATGCCGTTTGGTGGCGCATACAGCGAACAGCCTAGCTGCCACCAGCGTTGGTCCCAGTCAATGACAGCATAGCAACCTTTGTACTCCAGCTCCTCGATCAATCTCCCGCCCCTGTAACTGTGCTTTGAATGCTTCATGCCATCAGGCAGGCTAACCAAGTGTGTTAATCTCGCTGTCATTTCATCTCCTTCATCGTAGCCTTGCCTTAACAACGGGCAGTCATTGACGAAGCATCCGTATTTGTTACTGGGGTGGTAGCACTCTATCTCGGTTGGGCTTTTGTAGTCGCAGTGTTCGGACAGGCGATTGAACGCATGAAGCACGTACTCAATGCGCATGTGGAAATCGTCGGGGTGCTCTTTCATTTCATGCCTTCCAGCGGGTCGGCCCAATCGTGTTCTTGTGCGTCAAAATTAGAAAACAAATCACTGGCAAGCTGATACTCTGAAACCCTGCGCTCAAAAAAATTGGTTTCTCGATGAAGCTCTACTGTTTCTGAAACCCATGGCAAAGTCGGTTCCGCTTGTGCAAAATCAGGATGTTCAAGTTGCAACCGGCGAAGGTTGACTCTCATTAGGTGCTTGCAGTGTTCGATGTAGGCATCAGCACTCAGGCCGGGCAAATCAATGTATGTATGCCGGGCAAATTCTTCTTCTAGTTTAATGCCGCGAGTGGCGATACTAAAAATTCCTTCAGTGACATAAGATAAGTCTAGCTGTGGATTTTCTTTAATGATGTCGGCAATCACGGTCAAGCCTACGGAAAAATGAAGCTGCTCGTCACGCCTGATGTATTGGAACTGGTCACCAGTTCCAAGCATTGTGCGGTGGAACCGACTAGGGTAAGTCCCCGCCGAAAGGCCCATGTAAAACCAGTTACCCTCTAGCACCAAAGCAAAGAAGACATAAGCCAGGATAAATTTTTCCAACTCGCCTGGCTTGCTGATGTCGTCTATCTCATCCAACCATCGGGCATATTTAGCCGCCTCCGCTATCTTGGCGTATAGGGTTTCTTCTTGAAGATAGCGGCCAAACACCTCGTCCGGGTTAAGCCCGATCTCATCCGCCAGCAAGGTATAGGTGTCGGTATGGATGGCTTCTTGCTGGCCTTGCAGGGCCAGCCATTGCCGCAATTCCGGGGCCGTGGCGTGGCGCATGATGGATACGTCGATGGCTTCCGTCACTACCATATCCATGGTTGTCAGCATCGAAAACAGCCAGTCGTATTGATGGCGAACATTGGACGGCAGTTCACGATATTCCAGCTTGTCCTTTCCGACTCCAATCTCTTCAGGAAGCCAAAAATTCAGCCGCGCTTTTTTATAAATGGCATAGAGCCATTTATATTTTAACGGTAACAAGGCTTGTGTAGCCGGTCCACCAACTAGGCGGCGATCATTGATAGACGTTATTTGCTTAAACTCAGGTACGTGCATGGGTAAGACCTTTAGGCGAAGGATTCGAGCTGGTAAGAGTCGCAAGGGCCGAGTAGGGGTTTAGGGTTGTGCATTTTCTTCTCCGCTTGTTTTGTGCACGTGCTTCGTCATAACCGCCGCCCTTTTAATCCACTCGGCACACCGGGTCTCCCATACGGTTAACCGGATCGTATGTGGCCCAGAACCGTTGATAAATCTCATTTGGTTTTAGTATGCAACGGTAGGCGAGCCTCGGCTCTTTAAGCGTGCATCGTTTGCCGCCTACCATGGTTTCAACATCCAAATCCCCGTGCTCCTCTTTTATTGCCTGGAGCATTTCGATCAGTTCGCTGATTTTCATAGATCCTCCCAAGAGAACGGGTCTAGCTTGTTTGTGCTAGGTTGTTGAAATCAGTCGCCAGCCCACACCCCGTCAGGCCGCATCCGCGCCAGTGCCAGGCACTGCAGCAGTGCCTGCTTGGCATTGCCTTCCGTCGACTCCCAGTAGTTTTTGGAAACATCATCGCCGAGCTGCGCGATAGCCTTCTCTAGCACTGGGATAGATTCCGCTCCGGTCAGACCGTAGATCGACCGAATGCCGCCACGCTTGGAGTCCTCGTCACTCTCAGTGTCCAGAGCTGGGATCACTCGGTAAAAGTGCTCGGAGTAGTTGTAGGTGATGTTGATGCAGGCCGTGGTGCAGCCGCCCAGGCAATACGTCCCGCCTTTCATGTGGTGTGGCGCATCCAGTTCCAGGGTTGCGCCGGTGATAGGGTCAATCAGCCCAAGGTCGTAACTCATCACTCAATCTCCAGTAATTCAGTCACCACGTCCAGCAGTTTGTTGGCGGTTCTGCCGGGGTCTCCGTACAAGCTGGCCAGCGCCTTTAGCTCTCTGAGCGCCTGCTTGTGTTTGTCTGGGGCAGTCATCACGCCGTTTGGCCTACTTAGCTGCTCTATCTGACGCTCCATTGTCTGGACTGCACCAGAGCACTCCCCAAGCTGCCGTTCCAACTCCATGATGCGCTGCGCATAAGCAGCGCATTGTTCAGCCAAGTCTTGAAAGCTCATCTCTCTGCTCCTTCACTTTATCCGCTTTACCTCGGCCAGCACGCTTTTGAAATCATCCGCCGCCAGGCGAATATCCATGCTGCTGCCTTCCGTGACTCGCATTTTGTCAGGCGCCCCCCACCTGCCGACATTGGCGCCCTCCCGGTCATCTTTGAGTGGACGGTATGCCAGCGCACCGATCAGATTATCAAAGCGACGCCTAAGCTCTGCATGAATCGCATCGAGTTGTGCTTTTTCGATTACAGGCATTTCAGTTCTCCTAATTGTTATCGGCTTAAGCCGCGCTTTTTGAGTTCTTCGGCCAGTGTTATGCCGCGCTCTACGTGCTCACGGTCATTAAGCCAGTGCTCGTCTACCTCCCCCCAGCAGTTGTCGCAGATCCAGGAGTTGGTTTTCTTTGACCAGAACAGATCCGTAGCCGGCCAACTGTATTCGTCTGCGCATATTGCACAGCTATACATCGGGTCTGGCAGGGGCTTAGGGTTGTGCATTTTCTTCTCCGCTTGTTTTGTGTGCGTAGTCACAGGGCCGCCACGCTATATTCAAAAATGACGGCATTCAGCGACCCCGTTGCCTGGCTAATCTGTTCAGAATCAAGCCCTGCATAAAGCGTTGTCGCTACCGCGTCGCAATGTTGACGCACAAGGCTGTCGCTCAGGCCTGGAAAATCATGTCTTACGACACGGGTGAAGATGAACGCCCAGTTTTCCAGCAGTAGATCATGTTTCGTCATGGTTATTTTTCATTAAAACGGGATTAACGGTATCCACCGATCACAGCCAACCCGTTGCACATGGACCGGCACGTTATCACCCCATTGATCGCACCATTGATCAGAGGATTTGTAGCGATCACATAGATCACAGCTACGTCGCGTAGGGAGGACTTCAATCAGGGTGATGATGGTGCGCAACAGGTTTAGTAGCTCCTCTTTCTTGTCTGGGGTGAATTGGATGAATGGGTTAGAACTCATAACCTGTTACCTCGGGATATTTCTTGCTCATATCGACATGGACAACCTTTGGGTTCCTCAATTTGTCGGTGTATTCGAGTGCCGCGGCAATGGTGATAGGGACGACTGTCCCGGGTGCCCGTTGCGCCCACCAGGTAACGGCTTTGGTGCGGGCATAGCCGCCAGGGTGTTCTAGGCAGATCCATTCGCTGGCGATGCGGAGGAATGGACCACGATAGGTCACGCGCAAGGTATCGGGTCCGCCATATTTCCCGGGCCAGCGTTGATACTCCACCGCATGCACGTTATGCCGTTCGATGCGTGGCCCGGTATCACTGCTCAGGATCGGCAGGTCGCAGGCGCTGGCGGCGTGCTTGGGAGTCAGGTCCACCGGAAACTCATGGCCGCACTCGGGGCAGGTGCGCACGGCGATGGCGAGGATGGTCTGGCAGTCGGGACAGGTGCGGGTCGGGGCCGCCTGGGGGCCGGGCTGCTTGGCGGAGGGCACCCAGGCTTTGACCTGATCGACCGGCCCATGGCGCAGGGTGTTGCCGGCAAAATCCAGCACCAAACAATCGGTCTTGCCCGGCGCCCGGCGGGAACCGCGGCCCACTTGCTGCACGAAAAGCCCGGGCGATTGGGTTGGCCTGAGCATCACCAGCAGGTCGGTGTCGGGTACGTCAAAACCCGTAGTCAAGACATTGGCATTGGTGAGGGCGCGTAACCGCCCGGTCTTGAAGTCGTTGATTAGGGCGTCGCGTTCTGCCAGTGGAGTCTTTCCTGTAACACAACCGGCGCTGATGCCGCGTTCCCGTAGAGCGGCGGCGATATGCTGGGCATGGTCTACCCCGGCACAAAACACCAGCCATTTCTTGCGCTCCCGGCCCAGGTCCAGGGTTTCATCCAGGGCGGCTTGCGTGACTTCCTCCCGGTCCACCGCTGCCTCCAGTTGCTTGGCGACAAATTCACCCTGACGGATGGCGACCCCGGAGACATCCAGTTGCGTGGCCATGCGCTTGCTGATCAGGGGCGACAGGTAGCCGTCACGGATCAGGTCCAACATGTTGACTTCGTGGGCGACGGCATTGAATAGGGCCTCATCACCATGGCACAGACTACCGGAGGCAGTACGCCAGGGGGTAGCGGTTAGGCCGACTACTCGCAGGGCAGGATTGATCTTGGTGGCCTCGTCCAGGAAGGCGCGATAGATCCCGACGGACTTGTTTGACACAAGATGCACCTCGTCAATGAGGATCAGGTCGAATCGCCCCAGGTGCCAGGCTTTGTTATGCACCGACTGAATGCCAGCGAAGATCACCGGCTCGAAGGTGGCGCGGGATTTCAGGCCCGCGGAGTGAATGCCAAGCGGTGCCCTGGGCCAGACGGTCAGGAGCTTGTCAGCATTCTGGCGGATCAGTTCACGGACATGCGTCAGCATTAGAATCCGGGTGCCTGGCCATTGCTGCAAGGATTCCTGCACCAGTAGGGCCAGGATAACGGCCTTGCCGGCGCCGGTAGGCAGGACCAGCAGGGGATTACCGGCTGGGTTGGCATTGAACCAGGCGTAAAGGGCGTCGATGCTCTCACGCTGATAGGGGCGGGGTTGGATCATTCCGCCTTTTCTCCTTCGTCATGCGCCAGTTCAGCAAAGCCGGGGTGCTGGGAACAGGTGTGGTAGGCGCTGACATAACGACGCACGTCGATACTGTCCGGGCAGCGACACAGGCCCTCGGGCTGACCGCGATAGCGCACCGTGGCCAGGTCCCAATGGGGGCAGGAATCGCAGTTGATACGTTGGGTCATGGGGCTAGGCTCGCGTCAAATGCCTTCTGAATCTGTCCAGCGACCGGATCAGCAAACAGGGCTGGGTTGGTGGCAATCTGGGTGCTGTGCCAGCCACCAGGTCCATTGATGAATTGATGCTCTTGAAATTCGCCTTGGTAAATGATGCTTCCGGCAACCTCATCGGCGTCAACGGCTACCCAGGGCAACAGGGCAGGAATGAAGACATGCTGCACGCATTCAGCGCCTCGGCGTTGTACATCTGCCGGCAGATCGGTGGCATAACGGGCGCAGGACCAGCGACCATCACCATCCAGTTCAGGGGTAGCATGGGCGCAGGTGCGACAATTGACTTGCGGGACACGGGGGCCAGTGGTCTGATGGCACAAGTCGCGGTGGTTGCACCACTGGCACTGATACCAGTCTGGCCGATCACTGATCCTGGCCGGAGGTTCAGGAGAGGTGATGATGCGGTGCGCCTTGGCCAGCAGGGTCTCGGCGGTTGCCGAGTCGGCGTGGGTGCGCACCGAAACGGTATGGCGTCCGCCCGGAGTGGCGCAGGTCAGATAATGACGGGAGAGATTCAGGAGGTGCATATAGATAATGGCCTGGGCGTGATAGACCGCATCCCAGGCGGCCAGAGCGCCCTGCTCGCCATGCTCTTGTTTGGCCTTGATCAAGGCCGCCTGTTTCTTCTCGTCGGTCTGCTTATGCTCCCAGACGTGCCAGGTGGCAGGCGCTTGCAGCAACCCGTGGATGACACCATCCGCATGACCGCGCAGGTGACCACCCACGGCCTGACAAGCGAACTGCTCGCCGGTGCGGGGGTCGACGGTATGTAGTTCGATCACTGACACCAGGCGGAGCCGTTCCGCCTGTAGGGCTTCGCCACGGTGCCCGTCCTCGAATCGCTTGAGAGTCACCGCGTCCCAGGCCGGGGCCGTACACCAGCGAAAGCTGTACCACAAGGCACGTTCGCAGGGCCGACCGATCTCGGACACGCCGAGATAGGTCCGGGGTGTCTCGGCATTCCCTCGTGCTGCAATGGCGGCATCGACCGCCAATAGCGTCGGGTCCTGGCTCAAGTCTGGGAGCGGTGCCATCTATTAGGCCCGGGCCGCCCAGGGTGGCGTGGAACTAGCCGCCGGTGCAGCAGGTGCCTGTTTCCAGGGCTTGGCCGGTTCGACAGGAGGTGGCGGAGCCGATGCCGGCTTTTCGCCCATGGGACGATAGCCGCTTACCTCATTCTTGGGGCCATATTGCGGATCTTCCTTGTATTTGAGTCGCGCCACCAAGGGGGTGCCATGGAGCTGGCTGGAATCCTGGAGCTGAAGGACCCCGATCGCATGACACGCCTGGCTGAGCTGGCGGCGACCGATCTCCACCGCTTGGGTGTTGGGGTTATCCAATGTGATGCGATCCCACACCAGCCGGTTGAGGTAGGGTCCCTCGATGACCTGGAGGGTCAATTCCAGGTAGGTGCCGCCCGATCGAGCGGTCTTCACCGCAGAGTCGGTAATAACCATCGGATAGTCACCGGCGGGCAGCGCATCGCGGATGCTGTCGGTAGGAACGGTTGAGGCATCAAAGTTCATGTAGGCCATGGGAGTTTCCTGCTTTAGTTGGTTGAGTCGATTGACGGGTGTTGAACCTGGGCCAAGGCATCAGCAAAGGCGGACCAGGAGAGGGAAATGGTGTCTGGCAGTCCGTAGCGGTTTCCCGCGACGAAGCCAGGTGAGCCATTTAGGTGGAGCTTGTTAATGGCGCCCTTGGGGGCCACACCGCGGGCAACCTGCTTGCCATCGGTGGTGTCCTGGCGGCGCACATAGCCTTCGCGTTGGGCGAAGCCGATCACGTCCGCCCATTCATTTAGTAAGTCACGCGCTCCCGTGCCCTTGCCGGGCTTGTGCAGCTTGGTTTCCCACTTGTCAAAGGGCTCGCTGAGCGGGTCATTGAACGTCACAACCTGGGAATGACAGATAACGCCGATGATCATCCCTCGCTGCTTGTTGAGGAAATCAAGTCCGCTCAGCACCTCACGCCAATACGCGAGGGCGATGCCGTAGGCTTTGCCATAGCCGCCATGGGCAGTTTCCATGGTTTTCTGCCCTTTGATCTGGAGGGGACAGGAGTCGATGACATACTGATGGATCAACCGCTCCAACCAGTCGGCGGAATCCAGCACCACGGTCTTATAGTCGTGGTCTTCCTGGGCAAGACTGGTAATAGCGTCGATCACTTCGCTGTATTTCTCTGCCAGGGGGAAGGCGTCCACATCCAGGCCATTCAAGCCATCCTCGGTGCGGATGAAGATCGGTTTCGGGGCGGGGGTATGGATGACTCCATTTACGACACAGCCGGCGAACAGCCCGGATTTGCCCACTTTTTCAGGCCCGTAGATCAAGATGCGCGGCGGGCTGGCGTGTCGGGTACGGGAAATGGATGACAAGGAGATGGCCATTTAAGCGACCTCCTTCAGCAGTTCCACCTTCACCGCGGGCTTGCTGGGGCGGGTGACGATGGCTGGCAACACGCGACGATAGGCATCCGGGTTGGTCGTCGCCAGGGCCTTGAGTCCCGTGACGCTGACCTCGGTCTTGAACTTGATTAAAGCCTCCATGATGGCCGGATCTTCCTTGCTCAGCACGTCGAACCAGCCTTCCGCCAGGTTGCGCGTCATGCTTTGGGTGGTACTGGCCTTGAAATAATCGGTCTTGATTGTCTGGGTGCCTTCTTCCTTGAGGCCAATCAATTCGATCAGGCGGCTTTCGCAGAACAGGCGATGCTCACGAGCGGCATCTTCAGCCGCTTTGGCCTTGAGTAAATCCCAGGATGCCAGGTCAATGGCATTGATGTGCGGGGGGTTGGTGGACATTTATTGAGTTCTCCATTCGATTTGAGTAGGGGTCTGCCAGGTGATAGCGAGTAGGTGACGGCGTTTAGCGGGGGTCAGGTTGGATGGAAGTTTTGCCTTGAGCCAGGGCCGGCCATTAATGGCGCTGGCGGCGAGTATCTGGCATCCGGCTTGGCGGAGAAGTCCCGCAGTGGTTGTGGTCAGGGCGGCGTGGTATTGGGTGGGTGTCATTTCGATTCCTCGGTGCCAAACTCGGCCAGTAACCCGGCCCATTCATCAATCTGCGTGTCCCCCGTTCTGCGGAGGTATTCAATCAGCGGAAGCCCGTTCAAAATTTCCTGACGGGCAATCTCAAGCGGGGTCGGCTGATCTGGCGGATACTCTGGCCTGTCGTCCTCGAAGATGTCGCCCATGCCATGACACGGGCATCCGTAATACATCAGCGTCATGACTTGGCCCTCCGATACGTAGCAGCCGGGCGCCGCCAATGGTGGCGGGCAATGGCTGGGAGGATGACATCGGCCAGAAAAGCCATGGCGGCGAAGGCGAGAGACAGGCCGCCGATGAGGAACAGGAAGATGGCGAAGGTGGTAAGCTCAATCATCTTGGTTACCACCTTTTATGCTGCGTCGGGCTGCTTCGCGCCGGCATTGCTCCTCGAATGCCAGGCGCTGAAGGTGATAGGCCGATGCCTCGAAGTTATCGAGGTCAGCGTCGGTAGCCTGGGCGAGTGCTTTTCGTGTCACATGAATGATCATGGACTCGGTGACTTCTGCCAGCTTGTTCATGACGCCTCCTCAGTTATCCCAGATTTTTGGATAACTTCACGGACACCGGAGAAGGACTTTCCCTGTCCCATCGCAATGGCCGTGAAACGGTCCTGTACACGACGCCCTAGCTCCGTGAGGGCTGCGCTTTGGAACCTGTACGCCCCAGCTTCCAGACGGCGCAGA